GAGTGTGTTATCTCTATAATTCCACACCAAGGCTACATTTGGCAACCCATCTGTAGCACCAGTTCGTGGGTAACAAATCCAAACTTCATTTCGAATACGGTTGTTAACCAAGAATGTTTTATAGAAATAAGTGCTGTCTATCTGAGAGAATAGGAATGTCTTAACCTTATCGTCAATAATACTTTTCAGGCTAGAGCCGTTTGTAACGACAACATCGTTGGTCATCATGAAAACATGACTTCCGTTACCCAGATCAACAACGGCATCTCTGGCAAAGAGACCAGTGTTCTTAAATCTTTCTCGAAGGTTAAAGGTAAACGAACCTCCAACATAGTTCAAAGAGTGTATGCTATCCTCCTTGTAAACTAGAAGTTCATTGCCAAGAGGAAGTGCATTTAGGATACGACCCTTTGTACCGCCTATACTAGCCTCTCCTGACTCAGAGGCGGTGCTTGCAGTGTTCCACGTGTTAGCACCGTTGGTAGCTGCCCCTGAAGGGATAGCATCGCTCCAGCGTACTGTGAACGGCTTTGCAGTACCACTGTCAGTGAGGTTAAGGGCTACCAAATGGTTTCTAAACGGAACAATAGTTTCACAGCGAAGCGTAGAGGGCCAATCGGGAAGATCGGTAAACAGAGAGCCACCTTGGGTAAAACTCTGAGGCACGTCTATGCTATTATTAGCTATGAGAACACCGCCCAGTACACCGCCCTGCCAGTTATTGGTAGTACCTGCAATAGTCGTATAGGCTCCAGAGCTTCTGGTAACAGCAGCGTGGGTAGTTCCCGTAATCTTATTCAGAGAAGTTGCACCACCGTAAATCCACAAAGGTGTACTACCCTGAGTCCAACTTGTAACCCAGTACGGTGTATCCAGGGCTGTTCCAAAGACACGGGAATGACCTAGAATAGTACTGGCCTTTTTATCTACAAACCTTACGTTACTAACATTTGTAAAAAACGTGGGGGGCATGTCATAGGGAGACAGGTCTGTGTTAAACGAAAACCCAGACTGCTGCCCATTGATGTCAGTGAGTTCTCTAGCCATTACCAGCCGCCGAATCTACTACCCAGATAGTATCGTCAAACTCCTGAAGGCAGATGTAGAAACCATCTTCGGTAAGAATGTTACCGTTATCTTCTTGGATAATGTTGAATAAATCGAGAACCCAATTTGTAGACATTAAGCACCTCTACGAACAAGAGAACCCGGATCACCCTGTACAGTCATTGTCATAACTGTTCCGCTATAACGAGCAGAGTCTTCTGCATCTCGCACGTCCGTAAGAGCCTTTTGATACAGACCTGCAAAACGCTGTAGCTGGTCACTATCATTAAGATACGTAGCACCTTCCAAACATGAACCGTACAGATACAAGTCTGGAAAAGTGTCAAGAATATTGTTAGTTGAAACGGTGTTTGACAGAGGTGTCAACTGTTGAAAATAATTGATACCAATTGTGTACTCACCGTCCGGTGCTGGGTAAAGCTGAATATTTGTACCAAGGTTGGTGTAAGCTCGTGGAGAGCCTGAAACAATACTACCATACTCACGGCTACCTGACTCTGGCGAAAGATACGCCAAAGCATAGATTTGAGAACCAGTGTTGAACGTAATATTCCGAAGCTCAATCAAATCGCTAGGCAAGTTGTAGAAAGCAGTACCGCTTGTTGTCGTAGTGGTAGACCGAATCATGTTTGCACGAACACGCAAGTCACGGTTCATTCTATTTTCAGTAAGAGAAATAAAATCAGGAATTACGCTAGTCAGATCATCTCTATTGAGATAATTGGCAACGCTTGTTTTCAACTCTGTATATGTAGCCAGTGCCATTATATAGTACTCTTATGTGTACGAAGCCAACTATACTCAGGGTCATTAAGAAGTTTCTTAACTTTAGGCATGTCGTTCTTATCCATAACATCAATGCCTAGTTCACGCTTCCATTTTTCAATAATGATCAGAGGAATACTAGCTACCTTACGTAGCTCAGGATTGTTCTGTACACCATATGGAGAGTCACCATTCATCTCCTTTTTATTCATTTCTAAGATAGGCTGTATGTCTTGAGTATTGTGAAGAACAACCTTTTCTTCTTTGTGGTCATAGTTGAATTTAGTGTTAATTGGTTTTTTATACATTATAACCTCTAAAGTAGGGAGAGAGCTAAATGCCCTCTCCCGTTTTAGACTAGTTTACGTCGTAGACCGCACCAAGAGCCTTCTCGTTGTTAACAACAAGAGTGAACTCAGTAATGATCGCACGCTGCTCACCGTCAGACGTTGAAGCAACTTCACGCTGTGCAAACGGACGCAGATACGAAACCCCATAATATTCGGGATCAAGCAGCCAAACGTCACGGCTACGCTGGAAGCGGTTCGGGACAACAGCCATCTCACCAAAGTCACTGACATAAATGTCCATGCCGCCAATGATGCGCTGGTCAGCAACATCGTTGAAGTTGGACACGCCAGCAGAACCACCAACGCCAACGAAGCTTGAGAACGTCTGCTTCTGGCTGGGGGCCATCATCAGGTACTTAGTGTTGGCACCGTTGTCATATCCCAGGAGGATAGACGCCTTCAGGAGAGCTTCCGTAAACGTACGAAGCGTACCATCAGTACGAGCAACACCATTACCACCAGTACCAACAGCAGTACCACCAGAGCCAATACTGGCATTGGTCGTGACCCAGGAGCTAAGCGAACCAAGCTTACGAACCGTGGTATCAGCTGCCATAGCCGTCTTCGACTGGTTAACACCAACCAGCGAAGTTTCCATGTCACGCTTCAGCTCAGAAGCACGCTTGGTCATCTGGTAAGCCAACTCTTCCTTACGACCGGCTTTCGACACTGCGTCAAGCGTACCGGAAACCAGCGTGGTTTTCAAGCTGATCTGGCAGATGTTGCCAAGTCGAGTTGTCGCAGCCGGTTCGGCGGCAGCAAGCGTCGAACCTTCTTCGTTATAGTTAGTACCAGACGCTGCTGCAAGAGAGTCCGTCTGCCATTCGTGATTAACAGCAACCGCATCCGAGCGACCACCCATCGACATGAAGGGAGTGTCCGTGGGAGAGATATCGTAAATCACATTTTCAAGGTCTTCCCGCAAACCCTTTGCGGAAAAAGTTACATAAACACCTGTGGGCTGAGCCATAATGGCCTCCTATTTAAGAGATTAAGTCAAGAAACACATTTGTCGCGTCCTGCTTATTCCCCGATTTAGCCAGCCTCTGTCGCCTATTCTGCGCTGCCTTAGTACCCCGTTGTTTTTTAGACTCTGGAGTACCAGATTTGACAACCTTGGGAACAGTTTTGCGAGCCTTCTGACTAGAGCCTTTCGTCGCCTTGTCCAACATCATTGCCTTGTGCAATACGAGGACTACGCGATGATCGGTAATTCCGTCAATGTCCTGTTCAGAAAAACCCTGGTTTAGGGCATATCCTCTAAGTTCATTTCGAAGACTAGGATCAGTACCAGCATACTGTGGCAGAATCTGAGAAAGTTTCTCAGCCTCACCTTTAACAACAGTGGTTAAATGTTGAGTAAATTCTGCTTCTGTCTGCTGACGAACTCGCTGTTGTTCTACTTGTACTTGAACAACCTTATCTTTGGCATCTTGGAACTCAATACGCTTTTCCATGTACTCCATGGGATCGTTTTCTTTAAGGTCCTGCCAATTGATATTCTGATACTGAGCGAGTTCAAGGTTTTGGTATTGAGACACGTTCTCTAGAACCTGTCCGTACTGCTGCCTTTCCTGAGATACTGCTTCTAAGTTTGCCTCATAAGCTTTACGCTGTTCAGCTAGAGACTGCGCTTTACGGGTATAATCCGCCTGACGCTGGTATCCATTTCGGAGTTCGTCTAGAGTAACCTCATATTCTTCGCCGTCTACCTTTACGGTATGGCTAGGCTGGGTTTCTACAACTTCCTCTTCTTCAAATACCTCGTACTCATTATCATCTTCCGATGACTCTACTTCGCCATCGTCTACTGCTTCGTACTCAACAGAACCATTGTCGGGTTCATACTCAACAGTTGAATCAGATACTTCTTCAGATGATGTTACTTCTGGATTGGTGTCTTCTTCACTTCCAAACATGACATCAAGCATATTAAGCTGTGGCTGATTGACTTCCGACTCAGTCGGATTGGTCTGACCGTCGCTCATCTTTTACCTCGTTGTTAGTTGTTTTCAATTTTGTCGTTGTGTATAAAAGATTCCAAATCTTCCAAGATTGAACTAAGGGCGTTCAACTTTAACCAACAAAATTCTCTATGTTCTGTGTTATCGGAAATTTTCCACTCAAGTATCAAAGTTTCTTCTAGGTTTTTAACCATCTCTTGGAAGGCTTCGTTTCCTAGAATAACAGAAGCTTGAGCAGCTTTTTCTTTAGTGTTCAATACTTCTTACCCTTAAGACCGACTGGTCCGGTTCCAGAGGGGAAACGATTACCACTCGCTGAAGGGACTGGGCTGTTACCTGAACCAGATTTGGCAGGTCGGTTGCCTTTACCGGAATTACCGGCTGCGTACTTTTTCATAATTATCTCCTATGTTGGGTTTACCAATTTTTACAACTCCAATACCTAGCCGATAGTTTGCTAGGAGGATTTGTGTCACACTTGTGTCTAGCTCTGAAACTCTTGCGTCGTTTAGGCTGGTCTTTTTTAATAGTCATGCTAGGATCACCAAACCGAATTAGTTTAATAGTCGGGCCTTGCTTTGCCAGTACCGCAAACTTTTTGTTTTTACCAGAAGTACGCTTAGGTTTATTGTACCCTGAAAACTTTTCGCCTCGGTATTCGATCATTTAACTTTTTCCTTGAGAAACTCTACGTCTTTTTTTAATGACTCTACTTCTCTATATCGTCTTTCCAAGGTATCGGGAGACATCATCGAAGCTAGTACGCTGACTTTAGAGGTGATCATCTCAGCGTTAATATCATGCTTGTCCGTACGCTGGTCTAGGTTTTTTAGAGATATGTAAATCTCTTTAATATTGTCGTGGATTGTTTTTAGTTGATGCCTAGCAACCGCCGCCGAACCTATCACAGAAGCTGCGATACCCCCTACAGTAATTAGAGTTTTTATATCTAATTCCATTTATCATCATGTTTTGATTAAAAAGTTAATAGGCTGAAGAGTAATAGCACCTGTACCTGACGTAGCTAGTGCTGATGTAACTGTACCAAGTACAAATGAACCACCTACGCCTACTGGACTATATTGACGA